CGTTCAATGTTACATTATCCATAATTATATATAATTAGATTTATTATTTTTTCTTTCTTCCTTTATGTTTCCATTTTTTCGCATTCTGAGCAAAGATAGCCCTCTTACGTGTCAATGGATTTTTACTATGAGTAAGTTCTTCTGTAGTTTTACCAGTTCTTTTCTTTAAGGCATTAAACTTACCTCTATTCTTCTTCTTTATGTGAATACCACCATACTTATATGAAGGTATAGGGTATTCCGGCATGATACCTGTATAATCTATTAGATCACTCATCTTTGTTATTATTAAAGTAAGCATTAGCTCCTAATGCAGTAGTACCAAGCAACGGAATAGTGTTAAACCATTTAGTATACGCATTAATATTCTTATGCTGTTTAAACATCTTCTTTATAGGATCACTATCAGACATTTTATCTAGATACTTCTTAAGTAGAGTAGACGATACTGGTTCATCTAAATTCTATACATCTCCATTCTATTTGAGCATAGTTCTTAGCTAATTCATATAAGCTTTCTATTCTGTACCTTTTCTATAATAACTGGTAGCATCTGTCTATTTTAATGAATTCTCTAGCTGTTTTAACATATTATTGTTAATAGTTGTATTTGCATTTCTACTAATTATATAATCAGTATAATGATTCATCTCATGATTAGCTAATTGCATAGGATCTCTATACATTCCTGTGTTTACCCATAAATCAAACTCATTAGGTTCTGCTCCTACTCCGGTCTTATTAAATCGTTCTTCTGCAAATGGTTTAGCCTATAATCTTCCAGAAGCTACCATATCTTTGGGTTGAACTTCAGGTAAATCAAAGTACCTATGTTGATACAAATCATCAAGCAGATCATAAGTTTCACTATAATTAGTACCGAATATTTTATCTGCCTATTCAGCTCTATTACGGTAAGGTATCGTATTAATATCTTCTAGAACTCTATTTCTAGAATTAGCTATATCTGATAAATAATCTCTTTTCTTACTAATATTACCCAGAGCCTAATTTATTAAACTTTGTTCAGTTCTATTTACAGTAGGAATGTATCTAGCAGCAGCTTTTACATTTCTTAAACCACTAGGAACAAAAGGTAATACTGTAAGAGCGGCTAGTCCAGCACTCAACCAATCTCTATTCTTTACAGCATTATAAGTATCTCTAGCTGATATAGCATCGCCAATAGGAGTCATATTAGCAGCATCTTCTAGACTAAATACAGGTTTTAAACCTTCTTCTAAAGGTCTACCACTACTACTTCTACCTGTAGCTTGATAGAATCTCTCCTTATCAGGATCACCTGTTTGACCACCTTCAGCAAATGCTTCTACTTTCCAATCCCAATAGCCTTTACCGGGATTATTCTCCCGGTAAGACTTTAGGTTCTGCATTCTCTATTTAAATGCTTGTCTATCCATATTAGTACTTACATGTTTCTAAGTACATCTTTAATAGATTAACTAAACTTTCAGGATCTGATGAATGTGCTCTAAGACATATCATTGGTTCTTTATCTGTTTCACAAAACTTATCGTGTAGTACTAAATAATAAGTTAAAGCACTACCGTCTATATTACTAGTGCACCACCAATAACATCTATAATTTTCATTCAGATCTTCAGGATATTTCTACTAAAGATATTTCAATGTTTCTTCACTATCCATAATTTTTTCAATTATTTCTTTCCGCCTTTGCCCTTCTTAGAGCTACCAGACTTTTTACCTCCACATGCCATAATTAATCTCTCCTATTATTTAATTGTTTTAAGATACTGTTTCCAATTCTTTTTATTAGCCTTATAAGTCTTCTTTCTGTCTTTAATCTTGTACTTATCAAGATCTTCAGGCTTACGTGTTTTCAGATAGTCAAAGTTATCGTCATTAGCGTAAGCTTCCATCTCATAAGGAATGGTATAGTAAGCACTAGATGCAGGGTAGATAATTGGATTACCTTTAATCCATTCCCACACATAGGACCAATAATAACTTATCCATCTCTTTTTATCTTTAGCTTCATAGAGATGAATATTTTCATGATTCCAAGTAGTAGGCTTAATCTGAGATTCAGGTTTTCTACTTAACAAGTAACCACACCAGCTCATTGCAGAATAACCACTAAATGGATAATGATCCATATGCTTATACTCTACTTTATCTGCTTTTACTTTAGTGAATAACTATTTAATTATCCACCATGTTTCTTTAAACCAATTCATAATTATTTACTCTTTTTAGCTTCTGCATTTGTCTTATTCTTAAGCGCTGTCTTAGCTTTTAGTCTTTCTCTCTCCATTGCTGCTTTGTCTTTAGCTGCCTGCAACTTCATTTCATGATCCATTCTTTCTCTTTCAAGCTGATTCTTCTTATCTTCTATTTCTTTTTTCATCTTCTGCTCTCTAATCTTAGCATTAAATTCAAATTGTTTAGAAGCTTCATCAGATGCTTGTTTACGTTCAGCCAATGCCTAATTGGCTATCTCGATAGGATCAGGTATGTTATTTTGATTCTAATCCATATTCTCAGCACCTCTATAAGCATTAAGTTGAGCTACAGTAATTTTAGTAGCATTATCTTGATCTATCTTATATTTCTCAAGATCCATTTCTGCTTCTTTAATCATAAGCTCTTCCTCCTTAATCTCATTTTGCATCTGAATAGCTTGCTGTTCACGCTCTGCTTGAGCTTGTTCCATAGCTTGTTGTTGTTCCATACGTTTTTGCTCAATTTCCTCTA